ATGCCATTAACCGACACAAAAATCAGAAATGCTAAGCCTCATGAGAAGCCTTACTCGCTTCAGGATGGTCAGGGCCTCTATCTTGATGTCAGACCTACCGGTGCCAAGATATGGCGATACCGGTTCTGGCTGTCACCAAAAAAAGACGGGCGCTATACGATAGGCGAGTACCCTGGCGTATCCCTGGCTGATGCCAGAAGAGAAAGAGAGTGGGCAAGAGAACAGGTTAGGCAGGGCAAAAATCCAACCATCGTCAAAGACACTGAAAAGCTGATGGTTATGGGTGATGCAGCGAACACCTTCAAATCAATCGCTGAAGAATGGTATGAGCGAAAGTGCCAGACCTGGGCAGAGAAAACTCAGATAGTTAATCGTGGATTCCTGGATAAGCACATCCTGCCCGCAATAGGGAAGATACCAGTAAAGGACGTTAAAGCGGCGCACATACTTGCATTGATGCGTAAGCTAGAGAAGGCAGGGAATGCTTATTCCGCAGGAAAAGTGAGACAGATATGTTCGGCCGTTTTTTGCTACGCCGTCGCCACACTGAGAGCTGAAGTCGATCCATCGTATGCCCTTCGCGGCGCGGTGATGCAGAAGCCTACCACACACGCAAGACCGGCAACTACAGAAGAGCTTCGTCAGCTATTTGTCTCGCTACGAAATTACAAAAGCCCGGTTATGGTTATCTGCATAAAAATGCTGGTTATGACATTCGTGCGTCAACAGGAACTTAGGTTTGCCAGGTGGGATGATATCAGCTTAGAAAAAGCCGAATGGATAATCCCAAAAGAAGTGATGAAGAAACGCCGAGAACACCGCGTTCCGTTGTGCGCTCATGTTATCGCATTGCTGGAAGAACTTAAACCGCTGACAGGTGATAAAGAATATCTCTTCCCCAGCCCATCAAAGCCTGGCCAACCAATTGCCAAAACCACCATTAATCGTGCTATCGAGTATCAGGGTTTTGCAAGCGGTGAGATAACCGGGCATGACTTCCGCGCCACGGCATCCACCGCTTTGTATGAGCAAGGCTTCAGGCCAGAAGTGATAGAAGCACAACTGGCTCATCAGCAAAAGAATAGGGTAGCTGCCGCGTACAATCATGCGGAGTATATGAAAGAAAGAAGGGAAATGATGGATTGGTGGGGAGGTGTTATTGCTGGCCTGATCGAGGACAAGAAGTGATTTTATCCTTTATCCACGCATCGACTTCACTGGAAGGCCATCGGACGCTTCTGCCAATCTTAACAGGACGTGGAAATTTACCATCTCGCATCCATTCATAAATGGTAGGCTTCTTGTAGCCGGTTGCCGCACACACATCGGTGATCGGCATGAGTCTATCGCTCATTGCTGTATTCATTCGATTATCTCCAGGCGTAAAAAAGCCGCCCTCAGGCGGCCTTGAGTAGTTCTTTCATGAGCGCATAAGTTTCTGGCGCGCGTCCGTCTGGTCGCTTTAACTCCTCCTTTAGCAGCCCTGTCAGCCGATCCCATTCGAGCAGAATTGCAGCAAAGTTCTTTACCTTCTTCGCTATTGCGGGAAAGCTATCTTTAATCTCAGGGATATCCTCAACCAGAAGCATGCATCTGTGCAGGTCTGCCGGGTCGGATGGAGCATCGAAACGACCATGATAAAAGTTCTTTTCCAGGCCAAGTGCAATTGATGCCATCGTCGCACTGCTTATTCCAACGCGACCCTTTGCTTGCCACTCCAAAACCTTCATTGCCAAATCAGACATATCTTTGCTCCAATAAAAAACCCGCCGAAGCGGGTCACGGTGTTAACTCAAAATTGTCATCCCACGGCGGGAATGTGCTCATCCTTCCATGCGACATGATGTATTCCGACGCTACTGTCATTGACGTCGGCTTCTCGAACTCCAGCATAAAAACATCATCGTACGCTTTCCCCAGCCACCATCCGCCACCGTACTCTCTCGCACGCTGAATGAGCACCCATCTACCTGGCGTGATGCGGTGATGTATCTCGCCCCTGTAGATAATCAGATAGTCCGAGTCTTTGCTCATGACGCACCCCAAAATAACTGTATTTATATACAGTAAATTGAGGTGGGCGGGCTGTCAATTCGTGGAGGTCGAGGGGTAGGGAGATAATCTGGCCAGTATTCTATATCCATCACCCCTCCTTGCTCGATGTCATTGCATTAGCCATCTTCACGCCCAGGCGCAAGTCATCCAGATCGAAATCACCCTTAATTTCTGCATGACGGAAAGCTACAGCGAGAAACTCAAGGCATTGTTCGTTCGTCCATTCGGGCAACTTGTAAGGCTGGCTTACAGGTTGAAGCATGGCGGCGCGGCAGGCGTTCCAGCCGTTGTTGTAGCTCCACAGCAGCGGATGATCGTTACTGTCGATATCATTTGCTAGAGCATCAGGCACAACCGGCGCGGGCGGTGCGGTGTAGAGAACTCGGCGTTGCGCAGGAACGTGCGCGTGTGCTTCGTATCGCCCCTTGTCGCATTCAACCCACTGATTAATTCCGCTGCTCCACAACTGATAAACTGGCTCCGCCCGCTCCCGCAGCGCCAGCAGTTCGCGGAGGTCAGACTCAATCTCGTCTGCCCATGCTTGCCACTCGTCCGGCAAGCCATTTTTAGAGCTGGCGATATGGTTCGCCAACCGATAAATCCGCTCATCTTTACTTATTTCGCTCACGCTTCCTCCTGAACCTTATGCCCACACACAGGGCAGTAAGAAAATTTATTTGCGAAGCCGGGGTGAGGTACAGCGAAACGTTTGGTGCGCTCGTTCCAGTCTGCAATCACATCACGGAACTTATCCTCCTCCTTTTTCCACTCGCCCTCTTTGATGCGAGATGAGCCGATTATTCCAACAATGCATGTGTTGCATTTTCCGCTCACGCTTCACCCCCTGTCTCTGCGTATTGTTCAAACCAAAAAACAACCGGCTTTTCTGTTACCTCGATTAACCCAAATCGTTCTGCCGTTCGGAAATTCATGCTGCTTTTGCGCCCGCGTTCCACCTGTAGAGACACCTGCTTTCTGAACATTTCCAGCGAATAGGACGTTTTCATGAGGTTGCATGGTGCACATGCCGGGAATAGGTTATCCAACCGCTCTGCCTCTGGCCTGTAGAATTCACCTGTCGCCTTCAGTTTGAAGATGCCTTTAGCAGCAGCCTTCATGCACTGCTCTGATTTGCGCAGCACCGCCTCAACGTGGTCAGCATGCCAGCCCTTTTCCGGCAGCTCGCACCCGCAATAAGCGCAGCGGCCGCCGAATTTCATGCGCAGCTCTGCGCGCTATTTTTTCGTGAGCGCCACTACTCACCCCCTGTCTCAAGATTGATGCCAGCTGCGGACAGAGCCTCTGTCACCGCATCAGCAGACATAACCATTCCAACACCATGCAGATCATCAACACATGGCGGCAACTTAACCGTCCGCGTCTCAAGCTCTGCTACGCGCTTCTCCGCCTCCCTGCATTTATCAGCCCAGCGGTTACAAGCGCTGAACGACAACTTGCGCTGTGATTCCAGCTCTGCAATCCGCGCTGCGTTTTCACGACAATCCGCGCGTGCGGCTTCCAGCGCTGCTATCAGCTCAATAACCAGCAGTTCCGCTTTATCCAGGGCGACGAGTGAATCAATAGCGATGTCGCGCATCTGCTGCGAATTATCTTTGGCCGCGTCTTCCATGCATTCCCACAGGCGACTCGCCCTCTTCTCAGCAGCCGCTTTCAGTTTTGCTGTGTCGGTCATGCGGCACCGCCTTGACGCAGCTTAGCGGCTCGCTTACTGGTCTGCTGGCGAATCATCTCCCAACCCTTAGCCTCTAGAATTTGTGAAGCGTTTTGGTTTGCAAATTTGACCAGCATTGTTTCAGCCACACCGCATAGGCTATCAAGCTCGCTGGCCCGCACTTCGAGCAGGAATGCGTCGGTGGCTGAGTTTTTCTTCATCACGTAAACCGAGTCTTCTCCCGGTTCATGGCCGCAGATGTATCCATGAATCACTGGCTGATAGGTCTCGCGGCCAAACAGCCCCAATCGCTCACCTAATGACTGTATATCGGCTCCATCCATATCACCGCCATCTCCAGCGGTATGGAAGCAGGTGGCTATAAATTCCCGTTGCGCCGCATTCTCCGCCGCCAACTGCTCGCACTGCTTCGTCTTTTCGCGCAGCGCCGCGGTGGTAACGTCGAGTTGAGTCGCCATCTTGCTCAGCAGCTTCGCGATATCAAGCAGCGGCGTATTGCTGTCGAGGCACTTCGCCAGCTCATGTCCGGCTGCGATTAATTCGTCGTTGTTCATTTCTTCGCTCCCAGCCAGCGGTTGATGTATTTGTTGTTATTCACAGAGCCGAAGCTGTTGCGCGCCATTAACTCTTCTCGGCTCGGCATCGGCTGAGATTTGACGCGAGCGGCCAGCTCGCTTTGTGTGATAAGCGGGTCATGTGTAATCATGGATTGTTCCTCGCGCCGTCCGTGGCGCACGATTAAACGCGACGCAGGCTGATGTGCTCGCGCTTTGCCATTTGTCGGATAGATTCGTATGAGCGGTTTAGCTGGCGGGCAATGACTTTAGGGTGGACGGTGCCAGCCAGTGATTTAATGAGGTTTAACTCTTTGGTAGTGCAGTTGCGGCCCAGCGTCTGCTGATTGCCACGACGTTTTTTGAATGGCTCGCTCATGGCGACTACCTGATTAACAGCGATGGTTTGCCGGTCTTCAGTGTCGCGCCAGGCACATCCTTGCCGCCCTCAAGCAGATGCTTGATAGCCATTTTGTCCGGCTTAATCACCGTGTCGTATTCGACGTATTCAGGCGGGAGGAGGGCGCTGTCGGTTATCTCTACTGAACGACAAGGCGCGCGGACTGTTACCTGGTGAATACCCGCGCGGATTGATTTTTTACCGGCAGTTTCGAGTGATGTAGCGATGTAGGCGCGGATATTTGCGACCTTGTTTTCAATACTCACCGCGCGCTCGGTCAGGTTCTTTGCCTCATCCCTGAGGCGCTCCGCATACGTCGATTCGTTTTTGCAGATGGCAAGTAGCTGCTCGATTTTATCTGCCAGTTCACCCTCAATCCCTTCGAGGGTGTCCGCCATCGTTTCCGGGTCGATGTCGGCATCCATAAGCCTGGCGTAGTCGCTGGCGACCTCATACAGTTTGCTCATAGGCGGCCTCCAGTTTGACTTTGCATTCTGCGTAGACTGCCTGGACGTTTTGCTGCAACTTCATGCCGGCCGTCAGCTTGTACGCCTCAGCAAATTTCCGTTTCAGGTCGTCCATAGTTTCTGACTGAGCCATTTCATCGCAAAGGCCGCTGGCTTTATCGATGACCTCCTGCTGGCGCTTGCGCTCGTCTTCCCTGATTTGCTCTTCGGAGTGGTAAGCCATTGCCGGCTCCTGATGCATCCCTTCATCATCGTTAAGCAGATGAATCGCGTTATCCAGACGCGGAGTTTTAGGCCAGTATTTGTGGGCCCGCTTAACTATCGTCTTGCGCGCCATTTCTTCCCAAAACGTTTTCCACGGGCCATTCTTGGCCTTGCTGGTAGCTTCCACGGCTTTAATTTCTGCAAGACTCATCTCTTCCGTGAGGTAATCACCATCAGGCGTTTTGACGGTGCAATAACCGCCGACCACTTCTCCGCGGTCGCCGAACGCGTTGTATTTGTGCGTTGGCGCTTTATCCAGTCCATTGGATTCGTAGGTGTCGTTGGCGTATACCAGCTTGCACTGACCCCATTTAATTGACCCGGACGACTGAGCCAGATGAAGCAGACCCATATAGCTGATGTCGAGGCATACCATCCCATCTCGGGGCACCAGGTAAGCCAGCTTGCTTGCTGGGTTCAGCGTGATGCCGATGGCCGCAACGTTGATGATGGCGTTCTGCGCGCTGGTAGGGTTGTTGATTGCCGTCTTCGCGAGGAAGTCGTTTTTCTGAAATAGCTGGATGGCAAACTGGCTTTCCTTAGCCCATGTGACCGTCTGGTCTGTCATTGCTCCGCAAAACAGCGGCTCCTGCTGCTTAACGAAACTGACGATATCGAATGACATTACGCTGCCTCCCTGTGTGAATGCCGCGCCTTAAAAATACTGATGGCATACTCGGCGGTAACTCGCTCGGTCAGCGCATCAATCCACCAACCTTCAGAGGCGTCCTGAAACGCGATGTTGTGGCCTTCGAGATAGTTTATGGCGTCAGCGGTATGCTCATCGGCATTCGTGGCCGCCAGAGCCGAAATAAACGGGTTGGCTTTCTTCGCCAGGCGTTCGACTTCATCACTGATACGCTGGTTATCCGTTGCGTCCAGCGCGGCGATAATCTGCTCCATTTCTTTGACGTCGTTCAGGGTCAGTCTCATTTCTTCTGCTCCTGTGGTTTCGGTTGCTGTTTCATCAAATCTTTCATGAGGCGGGCAAACTGCTCATCCGTCATGTCGCGAGGATTGATGGTCTTCATTGCGGCCTCCGGTACCATGGCATGCTCACCGCCTGCTTCATCTGTTCATGAGCCTGCAATAACATCCCGGCGTCACCGAGGAATCTGGCGATAACAGCCTTGCTCTGCGCGGCCATAAGAGCCTGATGGTTTACTGTTTGATTGCCGTACATGTCAGCTCCTTAAGCGTTTTGCAGATACCGCGCATGCGGCGGGTGATGAGGTCGAGTAGCGATTCATTTAGTTGAGCGGCACCCAAGACGGCACCGCCCGCGATAGCAAATGTCATCGTGGGATTCCTTATGTTTGAATGATTGGCATAGCGAAAACGCCTCGAATGAAGCGTTATTGATATGAGAGGTTGATCGTGTCTAGGAATTTAAAAGCCATTAGATAACTGTTAACTTATTGCCTTCACTTATCGCGGGGACTTGAAAATGGCCAAACGTTTTTTTAATGCTCGAAGAAAACCAGAAGATGTCGCCTATGACTTAGCTTTGGTCCTTGCATCAAAGGAAGAGGGAGCTAATACCCCCTATGAGCTTCTTCGGAAAATGATTAGGCTTTACCCTGAATGCCTTGAAGTCGCTAAGGAAGTGGAAGACAGTGAGAAGACCGATTCAATAGGGAAAATTGATGTTAAATTCCCTTAAATTCCTGATAAAGGCGGACAAGACCGCCTTTAATTTACATTTTGATGAAAACAGGAAGCGGTAATCAGTTAAATCGCACCAGGTGATTACTCGCTGACGAATTCAGTTAACTGTTCATGCAGCTCAACGAGCTTTTCATCATCAAAACCGTCGAGAAATGCTTGTTCGATAAGCTTGATTATCTCTGCCGCTTGCTCTTTGCTTATTTCCATTGATATCTCCTGTTATGCGGATTGCATCAGATAACCGACTCCATGAATCGGCTATCGGCTGCTATTCAGCGGGCGGGGCAGGGAGCGGCATCCAGTGGGTAATCTCATATTCATCGTCGTGTAACCAGTCTCCACGACCAAACTGTTCGCAATAAACCCATACCCATCCATCATCCGAAGCTTTTGATGAACGCGCAAAACAGTCATATACAAAATTACCGTCCCAACCTAAAAACCCGCCGATGACAACTGTGTCTAACTCCGGCATCCGCTCGCTACATTTAATCCATTCGCTCATATCTCACCTCAGATAAGTGGCTTGCTGCCAAAAAGAAAGGCCGACTATGCGGCCTTTAGTTTTTCCAGTTCTCTTGCAATCATTGCTGTGGTTCTGATTGCCCATTTATCGACAATCTTCCCATCCTCTCTAACAAGTGCCATTTCCTCAGGTTTAACCATGCATTCAGCATCAAGCTTGCAGCCTTTGCATTTGACATAGCGACCGCACCATTGATTGGTATTAATAGTCGTAATCATACGGATAGTCCTGGTATTGGCTCATGTCATCCTGTGGATGCTCGTCAAACTCTTCAAATTCTTGCTCCATATCTCACCTCAAATTAACGGAATCGATTTACCGCGCATTTTCTGGTGCGCGTTCATCAAGTGGGTAGGGTGGTTAACCGGCTTCTTGTATGCCGGGTTACGCTTGCGTTCGGTTACTTCCGGCTTCTTGTCGCGGAGAGCTACGAGCGAAGTGGCTCGGTCAACGCGGCTTGCATGCTTGCGTGATTCTTCCTGAGAAGCGTCAGGAGCCTCGCAACCTAAAATTGAGTCGATGATATTGCCGATAGCGTCACGCTCAATAGCCAGCTTTCTGCGCCGCTCATGACGGCGAGTTTTAGCGTTACCAGCTGATACTGAAGAACCGTATTGGATAACCGTCATGGCTTTGTCCTCATGTGAAATGGCTTTGGTGATTGGATGGCGGGTGCTGATCTCCCGCTTGCGGTTTACTCGATAGCCGTGGGGTATTTAGCCCTACACCGCCGCATGCAGTGGCACAATTACCACCCACGCCGTAAGTCTGCTGGCCGTCAGCCCGGCCATTCATCCAATCCCAAACCCATCTCGTTTGGTATCTGTTCGCGCTTTGTCAGCGCGCCGTCGAAGTTAAAGAGCGATGCCAATCTGTTCCGTTTGGCTACCAGCGTCCTGCTGTTGAGGTAAAGATACAGATAAAACTGTAATGGCGTCAACAGATAAAACTGTAAAATTAATCGATTTAAACAAATGTGTTTGTTTTTAAAGCAAATAATTTTCGCTACTTTCTTCGCAAAATCCCGTTTATAACTGATTGTGATATGCTTTATTGATCGAGAAATGGGCGGTGGAGGTTATATGGATGACGAAAAGGCGGGTTTAATTCTGAATGCGATAGGACTTGCCGTGGTTGATTTGGTCGCGGCTCAGGTGCCTATAACCAAAGATAACCTTGTGGAAAGGTTGGAGCACAACAGGAGGGTAACCGGGAATGTTATAGGAAAGGGAGCTAACAGGGATGCTGCGGAACTGGTAAGGAAAGGGCAATAAAAAACCCGGCGCGGTGGCCGGGTTTACTTGAGGACTAAGCCATTAAGAGCATCTAGTATCTTGGTAACGTAACTACCAAAAACATAGGCGCAAAAGCCAAATATGATGCTCAATATTGCAGCTGAAGCCTTAAGCGTAGTTTTAAGAGACTGGATGCCCGTCTCAATTCCAGATAATCTAGAATCTATTGATTTTACTTCGCTTTTTATTTCAGCGATGTCTCTTTTTATATATTCAACATCAGATTCAAGCCGGGCGACTCTAGCTTGCATGTCATCGCCTCCTCCGTTACCGCCACCTGGATAGTATGCGTTTTGAACATTTTCCTGTCCAGCGCTGTGTCGATCGACATCCTCATTAGCTCTCAGTCTTACAACGTTATCGGAAGTCATCCCTGATTACCCCTGGCGTTTGAACGTCAAAATAAGCATGTTTTCTATCTAAAGGGAATGATGTTTCGCCGTCAAACAAGACAGCTTCTACTTGATATATGCCAAGCGTTTTAATATCAATTTCAGTAAAATTTACCTTAAGAGAGGCGGACACAATTCTCTCTCCGTCGCGTGATTCGCTAACAGTAAATCTTTGGACTGTCGGTAATGACTCAGGTTTATTTGTAACGACATCATCATCATGGTCGGTTACTTCAATAGCAACGTAGTATGGGTGGTTTGCCTTGAGTCCTATGAAATAAATACCGAAAGCCATATCTAATTTAGACACTGACTCCGTCTCATAAACTAAAACGGGGCTAGCCTTCATGTCGTTAGTGACAGCTATCGGGATAACAAATGAAATCTTTTCTTCAACTTTGTCCATGATGGGTTCCCGCCTTTAGTGAATTCTCAAATCCCAGACTCATCTACCCTCGGAACATCGTCCTGATCCACATACCGGGTATGCTTCACGATGGCTGAAACGCAGTGCATCTTCTCTACCAGCTCAGGGCGAAGAGTTATGGGACGATGGTCACTGTTAACGCTCGTAAATTGGAAATCTCAGAACCATCACCCAAACGTCTCTTCAGGCCACTGCGCCTTAACTACCTTGCCTATGATGCTGACTATCTCTTCCGGCGATAAATACGGTGCTCAACCATCGTCCCGATAATCTGGATGTGGCGATCAATGCTTCGCATTACAGGATAATCGTCGTTAAGCGGTATCAATTCAAAGTGCTGCCTGCCATCTTCTGCAAGAGTGGTGGGGCGGTATTTCTTGAATGTGGCCTCGTGTTCGCCATTTTTCGCAACCACGAACTCCCCAGGGGCTGGTTCGATTTCCGGGTCCACGATTATCACATCACCAGCCTTAAAATCAGGCTCCATAGAATCGCCAACAATCTTTAGAGCAAAGGTGTATTGCGACCAGTCGATGTCAGTCATGACGTACTCGCATGAGCCATCAAGGGCCTCTATTGGGCCTTTAGTTGCCATTTCGCCAGCTTGTACATAGCTGATCAATGGAATCCTCCTTGTGTTCACCTCGCTAACAGGCTGGAAGTTGCCACCATTAACCAGCCATGAGGGGTCACAGCGAAGAGATTCAGCAATACCAACAATGTTCCGGGGCTTTAATGTCTTTCCTTCCTCAATACTCGCCCAAGACTGCTGCCTGATTCCAGCTTTTTCTGCTGCTTCAGTTTGCGTCAAACCCAGCTCAATTCTTCTTTGTTTTACCCGTTCTGCAAGGCTCATAGCTTCCTCTCCATTTCCTCACATCGTCACAGTTAAAGCTGTAATTGACAAACAGAACTAACTGTTAGACAATACAGATAAAACTGTGGAGGTGAGTAATGAATACAATTTCCGAACGCCTCAAACAGAAGCGCATGGAGTTGAATCTGACACAGGCGCAATTAGCTGAGAAAGCTGGGATGAAGCAGCAATCAATACAGCAAATTGAAGCAGGTTCTACGCAACGTCCGCGCTTCCTGTTTGAGCTTGCCGCAGCTCTCCAGTGCGACCCGCTCTGGTTACTGTACGGCAAGAAACGCGGCTCCAGGGCCGCCTAAGCAGTACCCGCTCTTTACCAATCTGAACCGCCGACAACGCGGTAACTCATTTAAGTGGCAGACCCCACGGTCTGCGCACGTATCTATCTAAACCACAAAGGAAGAATACCGAATGGAAAACGCAAGTTATAGCAAGCCATCACAGCGCGACATCGACCGCGCAGAGACAGATTTACTCATCAATCTCTCTACGGTCACACAGCGCGGCCTGGCGAAGATGGTGGGGTGTCATGAATCGAAGATAAGCCGGACAGACTGGCGCTTCATAGCATCAGTTCTGTGCGCGTTTGGAATGGATTCAGATATCAGTCCGATCAGTCGTGCATTCAGGCATGCACTGGAAGGAATTACCAAAGAAAAAGCCCCGATGAGCGGTAACTCATTCGAGGCTTAAGAACACTGTGTTACGCCGAGTAACAGGAGTAATTATGTCAAAAACACTCAGTCCTGACCAGGACAAATTACACAAAAACATTATTCGTGATCGCTACCTGTCCGGTTTTAAGCAGCCTGGTCGATTCCGGGCTGAGTGGGAACGGGTGAAACAGTCATTCAGAGGTAAAGGTCATGAGTAATCTCGCAACAGTAACACCAATCAGGCCTCAGGTTGAGGTCGTGGAGTCACGCGTGGCAGAACTCGAAGATGGCTACACGCGGACTGCTAACGCATTGCTTGAAGCGGTGATGCTTTCTGGCCTCACTCAACACCACCTCCTGATAGTTATGGCTGTATGGCGCAAGACGTATGGCTATAACAAAAAAATGGACTGGATAGGCAATGAGCAGTTCGCAGCGCTTACCGGTATGGCAGCAACCAAATGCTCTACTGCCAAAAACGAATTAATCAGGATGGGCGTACTCACTCAGGCAGGTCGTCTTGTAGGCATGAACACCAACCTTTCAGAGTGGAAAACTAAGTTTAACGGAATCAGTAAAAGTTTTACCGAATCAGTAAAAGAAAGCTTTACCGAATCGGTAAAACGCACTTTACCGAATCAGTCAAACACAAAAGACAATATACAAAAGAAAGAAAGACAATATAAAAACACTATGCCTGAACAGGTTCAGGCGAAGCAGGAAAAATCACCTTCCCGGCACGAAGAAACGGACAAGGCTTTCGAGAATATTTTCTGGTGTGCAGGTATGCGTAAGACCGGGAAGAAAAACGCAGCCTCAGCATTCCGAACTCAGTTCACGTTGTGGCGGAAGGAAACGCACGGATCACCCGAAGAGTTTGCGAGGATGCTGGCTGAAGATATCCGTTGCCGGGCTGGATTACAGTTTGGTTTTGACCGACTTCACCCTGCGACATACCTGAACGGCCAGCGCTGGAACGACGACAAGCCGATTCCCGAAACCCCACAGGCCAAACCATCATCCGCTATCACCGTGTCGAAAACCGGTTATGTATTCTTCGACAGGTGAGCCATGAAATCCAGAATCAAAGCGTTACTCATCGCTGGCTATAACCATGGCCGGCTAAGTCCTGCGTTCGTTGAATTCTGGTTTAACCGTCTGGATCTGAGGTCAACCTAATGACACCTAGCGAACTGAGTGACCTGCTGTGGTCGCAGGTCGACAGGGTAGCGCCGCACCTGTTGCCGAACGGCAAGAAAGACGGTCATGAGTGGGTTGCGGGCAATGTCCACGGTGACAAAGGCTCCAGCCTGAAAGTAAACCTCAACGGCAAAAAGAAATGGGCTGACTTCGCTGAAGGCGATGGCGGTGACATGCTTGACCTGTGGATGGCGTGTCGTGGTATCAGCCTCCATCAGGCGATGCAGGAGGCCAAAGCGTTTCTCGGCATCCGCGATGACGACCACCATTTCGACGCAAAGCGCGAAAAGAAATTCTCCCGTCCTGACCGAAAGAAAGTCGCCCGATACTGCAACAAAACCGAGCATCACATCGAATACCTCAAATCACGTGGCATCTCTCCAGAAACGGCGAAAGCGTTTGAAGTCGTCAGCGGCAAGGTGTGGAACGGCGAGAGAGATCTGGACGCTCTGGTATTCCCGTACAAGCGCGATGGCGAGCTGATTCAGGTAAAACGCATTAGTACCGAGCGACCGAATGGCAAGAAGGTCATCATGGCCGAAGGAGACTGCGAGCCTTGCCTGTTTGGATGGCAGGCGCTGGACAGCAAGGTACGCTCTGTTGTTCTGTGCGAGGGTGAAATCGACTGCATGAGCTACTCACAGTATGGCATCAACGCACTGTCAGTACCGTTCGGCGGCGGCAAGGGGGCTAAGCAGCAATGGATTGAGTTTGAGTTTCACAACCTTGATCGCTTCGAAGAAATCTGGATATCGATGGACAACGACGAAGTAGGACAGGAAGCCGCCAGAGAGATAGCCAGCCGTCTCGGTGAGCATCGCTGCCGGATGGTCAAGCTGCCACGCAAGGACATCAACGAGTGCCTGATGGACGGCATCTCCGAAGATGAAATCTGGCAGTGTCTTGGCGGTGCCGCATTCTTTGACCCGGAAGAGCTCTACAGCGCGCGTGAGTTTTACCAGGACACCATCAACGCCTTCTACGGTAAGCAGCAATACCTATTCAATCCTCCATGGGAATCTCTGGCATATAACTTCCAGTTTCGTGAAGCCGAGTTGACGCTGGTCAACGGTGTTAACGGCCATGGGAAAACGGAAGTCGTCGGGCATATGGCTCTGGAAGCCATGAGGCAGGGCGTAAAAACATGCGTTGCTTCGCTGGAGCTTAAGCCAGGCATACTGCTTAAGCGCCTTACGCGCCAGGCTACATGCTGCAAGATGCCTCCGGTTCTGGAGATTGAGTCGGCATTCAACTTCTACGATGACCGGTTATGGTTATTCGGCCTGACTGGAACGGCGAAAGCTGAACGCCTGATTGAGATATTCACCTATGCCCGCCGCCGATATGGAATCCGGCTTTTCATCATCGACAGCCTTATGAAGTGCGGCATTGGCGATGACGATTACAACGGACAGAAGGCGTTTGTCGACGCGCTGTGCGACTTCAAGAACAAGACCAACTCTCACATCATCCTCGTTACTCACTCCCGCAAAGGAGACAGTGAGGAAAAGCCCACCGGCAAAATGGATGTGAAAGGCTCTGGTGCCATCACCGACCTCACGGACAACCTGTTTATCATCTGGCGCAACAAAGGCCGGGAGAGGGCACTACAGCGCGTCCAGGCAGGTGAGCAACTCAACGATAAAGACCAGCAACTGTTAGCCGCGCCGGCATCTGTTCTGATGCTGGAAAAGCAGCGAAACGGAGAAGGCTGGGAAGGTGGCGTACCGCTGTTTCTCGACGACCAGTCTCACCAGTTTCTGCAGGTCGAAGGTGCATCCCCATACAACTACGTCGCTAACATGCCTAAGTCGGAATATGACGAGGTGTGGCAGCAGGAAAATGTTTCTCAAATCTGACATCACAAGGATTAACCATGAGCACTATTAGCACAGAACAGGCCAAAGACCTGCGTAACGCATTTAAATGCTGGCAGCATGACTATGACCCGGTAGAAGACAAAGAGCAGTACGACATGTTTGGTCTCGGCGTTGTGGCGATGGATGAGCTTCTGGCGCTGCGCAAAGAGCGGGAGAAGGCTGAACCGGTGGCGTGGGTGCCTAAATCTCAAATTGACCTGCTTAAAAAGTTTCGAATGGTTGAAGCTGACATGTCATCAATGCAGCGCTTTGACGAAACCCCGCTCTACACCGCACCGCCCGCGCCGGTTGTGCCGGAAGGATGGAAACTGGTTCCTCTTGAGCCAACGCAAGAGATGATTGACGCGCATGTTGAGGGTGTCCAGTCGGGCGGAATTCAAAAAGGCTATCGCGCTATGCTCGACGCAGCGCCCGCGCCGGTGGATGCTGGCTGGATAGCGTGCAGCGAGCGGATGCCAGTTGAAAAAGATATTGTGCTTGTAGTGGACGATGGTTACTTCGTTTGCGAAGCGCAGTATCGCGAAGGGGATTTTTTCTCAGCCGTCCGTGGCAATAATGAGTTCTTTGAAACCACATGCCGGGATGTGGAGTTTTGGCAACCACTCCCCGAGCCGCCATGCAAATAACCCTCGACGACATTGACACCATCGCCAGATACATCGGCACTCCTCGCTTCATCGACATCGAAACACTCATCAAAAAACATCTCTTTACCAGCCAACTGATAATGCTTCAGGCAATCAGTAAGGCGAGGTATTGAGCGGAGCAACCCCATGAAAACGATACGAGCCAAAACTCATTACCTCACGAATCGGAGCCTGATATGAGCATCATAATGCTGGTCTTCATCGGCCTATGCTTCATGTTCGCGGCCATCGTCAAACAGGATGGTTTGATGTTCACTGACGCACTGATTCTGCTGTGCAGCGCATTCGTACTGATTAAGCTGGAGAAGAGGAATGAGAAAACAAACATTTGAAATCCGCACCCCGCTAGTCCAGCAAAACGCAATCCGCACCATCCAGCAGCTTTACCCCGACCCAGAAAAGCCTCTCATCGTTACCATTCAGGAAAAGACGCGCTCAGTAGAGCAGAACAAACGTCTTTGGGTCACGTTGCGCGATGTGTCTGAGCAGGTTGTCTGGCATGGCATGAAGCTGGATAGCGAAGACTGGAAGCACATCTTCACAGCAGCTCTCAAAGGCCAGCGCTCGGCGCCGGGAATCAATGGCGGTTTTGTCGTTCTCGGGCAGTCGACATCAAAGATGCGAATAAGCGAGTTCAGCGAGCTTCTGGAGCTGATTTACGCATTCGGTGCAGAGAGAGACGTCCGGTGGAGTGAAGACGCTCAGGAGGCGATTGAGTGGGCTAAAAGAACAGGAAGGAAGGTGGCAGCATGAAGCGATGCTACAGATGCGGTGAGCTGAAAGACGATTACCGATTCCGCCCTGACCAGCCCTACTGGTTCCAGTGGTGTATCCGGTGCGAGCGCTCTCCGATAGGTCAGTTTCCGCTACCTCAGACTCAGGAGGACGTATGGCGCGACAGCGACGAAGTATCACCGACATAGTCTGCGAAAACTGCATCTACCGCGTTACCCACCGAAAGAAAAGAAAGCCAGAAGTCTCCCCGTCCGACATAAAAACCTTCGCGTATACCTCTCACCTTCACGATGTGATGTGGGAACGTCTGCGCGCCAGGAGGAAACATGCTTAACCCCATCCAAACCCAGGAATACGAGCAGCAGAGCATAGCCAGAGCTCTCTGCGCAGGATGCAGCAAGCAACTGGAGCCGGATGAAACCTACGCATGCGGCGAGTGCATCAACGAGTGGCTGGTATATCGAGACCCGAACGGAGATATCGCAAATGACGATATTCAGGAGCAATAAATGGCTTCAGGCAGTCAGGGAGTTAGATTACTGCGTTCTGTGTGGCCGGTATGGAGTTCAGGCCGCGCACAGAAACGAAGGGAAGGGAATAGGCCTTAAGGTCGACGACAGCTTAACAGCGGCGCTTTGTCCGCCCTGTCATGAGCGAATCGACAACGGGAAAGACTTAAGCCGGGAGGAGCGGCGTTCTGAAATGGATCGCGCTATCGTCCTGACGCTGCAAAAGCTAACGCGAGAAGGGAGGGTAACGGTGCGATGAACGAATACCGAATAGTCCTGCCCTGGCCGCCATCGGTGAACAAGTACTGGAGACACTCAAGAGGCATCCACTACATCAGCGATTGGGGTAAACGATACCGACGAGAAGTAATCGAAATCATTCAGCAGCACAAGTTAGACATCAAAATACAACCCCGCATCAGAATCACCATCCACGCAGCACCCCCCGATAACCGCAAACGCGATTTGGACAATCTACCCAAAGCCGTTTTTGACGCACTCACCAGTGCGGGCTTCTGGCTGGATGACGGTCAGGTAGACGATATGCGCATCAAGCGCTGTCAGGCGGTTAAAGGCGGAATGCTCGTTTTGGTGGTGACTGAGCTGGGCGGGAAGTTACCCAATATAGCCGAGCTAATGGAGGCAGCATGATTATCGTTCAGACAGTTCCTCGCTTACTTCAGGAATGCAAAGGCAACATAACCGAGCTTTCCCGTAAGCTTTCATGCCACCGCGATACCGTCAGGAAGTACATCGGTGACATTCACGCTAAGCGTCACGCAGTCATTAATGGCGTGCTGATGACCAGCACCCGCTCGCATGAGGAGGCTTCATCGTGACCACAGTAACCAACATCGCATTAGTACAGCAGCGCCAGAAGGATAAGGAGATGCTTGAGGATATCGACCATGCGTTAAAGACGAATGACGATACACGTAAGCGCCTCGAAGCAATGCGCCGGGAAGTGATCAATCGTCTCGGTCTAAACAAGCCTGATGGAGGGAGCGCAGCATGAACCTTGAAAACTCAATCAAATACCATTTCCCGAAATCCACGCTGATAAGCGATTCACCGCGAGCCACAGCATCAGACGCATTAACCGGCACTGATATCATGGCAGCTCAGGGAATGGTGCAGAATCGCGCGCAGATGGGCTTTGCGGCGTTTATGGGGAAAATGGGCGTCAGCAGCAATGACCGTGAGAAAGCTATTGAACTGCTGACCCTGTATGCAATTGAGCGCTGCGATAAGGTTGCCGCCTTGCGCAAGCTCGAAAGTGATATTAAGCCAAAGGTAATGCAAGCGCTCGCAACTTACGCGTTTGAGGATTACTCACGCAACGCCGGGAGTACCCGGCAGTGTGAATGCTGCAATGGCGCTGGCTTCATTCATGCGGAAGTAGTGACCATGAAGCACATTGGCCGGCCGAATCTGGCGGCCAGAAGGGAGCAGGTTAAAGTGCTGTGCCAGAAGTGCAAAGGGAAAGGGGTGGTTTCGTCGGCGTGCTCAGACTGCAAGGGGCGAGGGAAGGCGATAAATCAGGAGGAAACAGAAAAACAGGGCGTTCCGGTGATTTCTGACTGCAAGCGCTGCGGCGGCGTCGGCTATCCTCGCTTACCGTCTACCGAGGCTTTTGCTGCCGTATGCCAGATTACTGACGCCATTTCGCTCGATACATGGAAGAAGTCAGTTAAGCCTTTCTACGACGCTCTTATCATTAAGTTTGAGGTGGAAGAATCGTGGGCTGACGCACAGTTACGAGAAGTCACCAGGTAAAAACCGAAAATAGCTCATTAATTTATCGTGCGCTATTTACTTTTCCCGAACCTGCGGATATGATTTCTAACAGTGGAAGTTGCGCACGTTGTTAAGCGCTCAAAACATTAAGCCCTGAGTTAATCGCTCGGGGCTTTTTTATTGGCGAAATCTGGTAAGTGCATTGACTTGGTAATCCAGGATAGTTCCGGCTGGTCAATGGTGTCAGTGCTCTTTCCAGTTTTCGTCACGTTATCGCAGGTAAATCACGGCGAGGGCTGTAAAGCTTTCCATTGATAACTACGCACCCCATGCTGATCCACTTGGTAACCTGCTGAGGCGCTACGCCGCATGCGGAAGCGAAATCGGCCTGGCTGGAGTAATTCTTGTCGATATAGTCTTTAAGCGGCATAGAAACCTCAATCAGTATTCAGAAAAACACTTCTCGACGAAACGCTCACTTTCTTCGTCCACTGATACAGCTTCATCAAACGCCACGTCATAACCGAGAGACTCGGCCTTGCGTTGAACGAAAGCGAAAAACTCTTTCGCTTCTTCTTTGCTCATGTCGAAACGTGAATCCGGTGCGTAGGTGTTAATGGTGATAGTTGTCATGATGTTCCCTCTTGTTAAGATGAAGAGATAATAAACCATTTTGGTTTATAAGACGTGATTTGAATCATGAATTCACACAAATTTTAAGGCTCGCTTCGGCGGGCCTTTTTCGTATTAGGCCACAGGCAATCAATCACAGATGAACCCTCGCATCCGATGCCTCGCTGGCCTTTCCTAACTACACCACAGCCGACCACGGTCGGAGAGCTCAATATGGCAATGGAGTTTCTAACCAAAGAGTTTTTTATCGGCGCTGGTAGCTCTGTTGCCACAGCTCTGGCTGGCGCGATGGCGTTCAGTCGTTATTGGGTTAGCAACAGAGCCCGGAACGCTAACGACACACAACAAATCGACATGCTCGACAGGCAGGAGCGTGGTCTCGACAGGCTTGAAAGAGAGAATCAGGAGCTGCGTAAGCTTCTGCGTGAGCGGGATGAAGAGATACGCAAGTATTTTGAAGAGTTAGCCCGTTCCAACGCTCGCCTTGAAGTTATCGAAAATCAGCTTTCCTTCGTTAAGCAGCAGAATGACCGCCTCACTGAAGAGGTGAAAAACCTAACCGAATCCAATCAAAGCCTGGCGGCGGAAGTCACGCTTTTGCGCGCAGCGCTGGGAGCACAGAAATGACAGGAACAGCTAATCAGATCCCGGAGCAGGAGTCTCGAAACCTGCTGAGGCGAAGCCTCCCATGGCTGATAGTGATTGTTACTGCCGTCGGCATTTTTTTTGGTGGGGTTACATCTGGTTATTTCATGTTTCGCGCAGAGAGTTTGCAGCGAACAGAAAAACGCGATCGGACAGTAAACGAAATCAAGCAGAAGCTCGACAGCCTTCCACAACAGACCGCTGACAAGACAGCGGACAAAGTGAAGCAGGTCGTTCAGGAGGATGAAGATAAATGAACCAGATTATCCAGATCCTGAACTACGAAGAAGGCTATCGTGAAAAGCCGTACATCGATACTGAGGGATACCCAACAGTAGCATGTGGCATCAAGATTGGCCCGAAAGGTGCCCAGGTCAGTAACTACACGTTCACAGTTCCTCGTGCTGTAGGCGACGTATGGCTTCAGGTATTCGTTGATAACGTTATTAAGGAATGCCGAAACAACCCTGCCATTAACAGCGCACTACAGGCATGCAATCCGGCCCGCGAAGATGTTCTTTACTCCATGGCGTATCAGATGGGCGTTGCCGGTCTCGCGGGGTTCAAAAACACGCTGGCGATGATTGCTAACGGTGATTTCAACGGTGCAGCCTCTGGAATGCTGAACAGCAAATGGGCAAAGCAAACCCCCAGCCGGGCCCGTCGTCACGCTGATGTTATGCGCACCGGTACTTACGACATCTACAAAGGCATCATCTGATGGACGCGTTCAGCATGCTTCGCGGCGCAAGCGGCAACATCTCTTTTAGCCGCACGCAGGCCGCCATAGCGTTTCTGGTTTGCTGCGGTGTAGTGAGCTGGCAGGCATACAAGGGAACTCTCTCCGATGTCACTTTCGGCCTTTTCTTTGGCTTTGCCACTGCCGGTTACATCGGTGCCAAATCCATTGCTGCAAATAAAGACATCAAAGAGCAGCAAATCGACAAAGGCATTCCGCCGGAGGATTAACCATGAGCATTGAATTCATCCTTGGCATTGTTGGTGCGGTCGCCATGGCTATCGCCGCGGCTTTTGGCATTGGGCACTCGAAAGGGAAGTCGAAAGCAGAGCAGAAAGCTGTCGAACGGGAAACCGAGATTAAGCTGGAAGCCGAAAAGGCTGTAGCCAACCGCCAGACCACAACCGCCAAAGAGGCATCTGATGTTAAAGACACTGTTTCCCGCATGCCTGGCAGCGCTGTTGACGACGAGCTGCGCTCAGAGTGGCTCAACAAGAATTGAGGTGGTCGATACCGCCTGCACATGGGTAAAGCCGATTCTGGTAACGGAAGCTGACATCCTCTCCATGGATGATCGAACCAAGCGTGCAATTCTTGCCCACAACAAAAGCTGGAAAGCTAACTGCGGAACGGAAGCCACTAAATGAGCGGTTATTCGATCTACAACATCATCTCCGGTGGATGTATCGGCGCACTAATCATGACGCTGTTCATGTGGCGTCAGGAGAAAAGGCACAGAGCAGAGTTAACCCGCATTCGTGAAGAGCAGATCAAATCTCAGCAGCAGGTTATCGCCGAGATTAAGTCCATTTACCGCAATGCCAAAGGGTAACCGGACAAACCCCAAGAAGATTCACCATCAGCAACAAAGCAATATCAGCCTCGCCACTGCGCGGGGCTTTTTTATGTCTGCAGTAAAACGCGCGTCGCAGCGCATAACATTCCCGAGTCTTTCAGAAAGCTGAGCCTGAGAACTGCCGTATATGGTGGCGACCATCTCGGGGCGGCTTTTCTGTGCGAACAGGCTCAACTTTCTAAAAGGTAATCGCCATGAAAGAGATGATCTCCGTAGAACGCGAAGTGTCCATGAGCAGCCTGGACTTCCTGAATAGCATTATTAACCCGGCCCGCGTCGAAGCCGGCGAAACCCCTCATGAGCCACGTAAGTTTCTGGCAAAAATTGAGGATGAGCTGGAGCTGGACGGAACCGGAAAAAAATTCCGGTTAAACAATAACCACACTCAAACGGCTTATTACGATCTCGACTTTGACCAGATGATGCTGGTAGGCATGAGAGAGTCAAAGGCTGTAAGGCGCTCAGTGCTGGCAAAGCTGAAAGTGATGCACGGCCCGCAGATTCCGCAGACGCTTCCCGAAGCACTTCGTCTCGCAGCAGACCTCGCAGAGCAGAATGCCCAACTGGAAAGCAAGCTCGCTATTGCCGCGCCTAAAGTCGAATTCGTTGATCACTACGTCGAGGCGACCGGCGCGATGGGCTTCCGCGAAGCAGCGAAACTGCTCAAGGTGAAAGAAACGAACTTCCGGTTGTTCCTGATTGAGCAGGGCATTATGTATCGCCTGTCCGGTAAACTGACACCCTATGCTCAACATCTCGATGCTGGCCGCTTCACCATGAAAACCGGAGAGAACCAGAACAACGGCCATGCATTCACTCAGGCCAAGTTCACTCCGCGAGGCATTCAGTGGGTAGCTGCATTGCTGGCAGGCCACAAGCTTGATGACCAGGCGGCCTAAGAAGAGGTGAGAGCCTCTTTCACAACGGCTTTCATCACAAGGCGCATTTGCGAGTGCGCCTGATGATGATATTTTGATCACTGTTGAAACAGGAGGTCATATGTCAGGCGAATCAATCAGCATTAAAGAAGTTTATGAGTTAGCAAGGAAAATAATTCCTGAAGGCCATCTAGCTGTAGAAATTTGGGACATAGGGTTACGTTTTGTTTGGGAATCGGAGTCAAATAGCGGATCCGCTTTCCTGCAAGAGCCTCTCAACAAAATTTCTGCATCAACCATCTTAGGTTTTCTGGACGCTGAATTTAAAGAGCCTAATTACTCAGAAAATGGCTCAACACACTAACCGCCTTCGGGCGGTTTTTTCTTGGGGCAAACATGGCTGAAACCTACCGCATCACCGTCAAAACCAAAACAGGCGAAACGCATGAAGGTCTGATGAAGCGATCTCAGCCCGAGATTATTAACGGCTTCATCGGCATCGCGCGTGAGGACGGCTCATGGGTATACCTGGCACCTGATAATGTGCAGGAGATGGAATACGTGCCCGAGCCTAGTAAAGACGAACAAACATCGTAAGGAATGATTATGGCAGGTCTGACAATTAAGCAAGAGGCTTTCTGTCAGGCATACATCGAAACGGGTAATGCTTCAGAGGCTTATCGGACGGCGTATGCTGCTGACAAGATGAAGCCGGAAGCCGTACATGTTCAAGCCAGCAATTTAAAGGATAACCCTAAGATCGCCCTAAGACTTAAGGAGCTTCAAGGAGAGATTAGGCAGCGCCATAACGTAACTGTTGATTCCCTATTGGCCGAGCTAGAAGAGGCCAGGCAAAAAGCATTAAACGCCGAAACGCCGCAATCATCAGCGGCTGTAGCGGCAACAATGGGCAAGGCTAAGCTCACCGGGCTTGATAAGCAGGTCGTGGAACTAACAGGTCAGGGAGGCGGCCCGGTTCGGGTAGTCACTATGTCGCCTGACGATATTAAGCGGGTGATGGAGAATGACGACTGCTGACGATTCTATCCGTGCCAGCATGTGTGAAGCTGACGGTCTCTACTTTGCCCGCTACTTCTTCAAGCAACGCACCGGCGGCAAGATGATAGTGGCACCTCATCACAAGGTTATTCAGCAAACGCTGGACAGAGTGATAGATGGCGAAATTAACCGGCTGATCATCAACGTTCCACCCGGCTACACAAAAACAGAACTGGCAACCATCAACATGATGGGACGCGGCCTGGCACTGAATAAGCGCGCCCGATTCATGCATCTTTCCTACTCGCACAACCTCGCGCTTCTGAACTCATCAACCGCACGCAGCATGATTAAGTCGCAAGCCTATCAGGCGATGTGGCCTATGGAGCTGCGCGACGATGCTGACAGTAAGGCGATGTGGTGGACGGAGTATGGCGGTGGTGTTTATGCCTCATCGTCAGCAGGCCAGGTAACAGGCTTCCGTGCCGGCCATATGGAACCTGGCTGGCAGGGGGCGCTAATTATCGATGACCCGGTTAAACCTGATGACGCCTATTCCGAAACGGTTCGTGACGGCGTAAACAGCCGATTCAACGAGACGATTAAATCTCGTCTGGCTATCGAAACCACGCCGATGATAGTCATCATGCAGCGCATCCACTATCACGACCTGAGCGGCTATTTGTTGCGAGGCGGCAGCGGTGAAATGTGGCACCACCTGAATCTGCCTGTAATTATCGATAACAGCCGCTCTTATCAGGAGCAGTACCCGGACAACAGTCACGCCATACCAATTGAGCATGGATTGCCTGATGGATGGCTCTGGCCGTTCAAGCACAACGAGAGTCATCGCACTGCGCTATTCTCTCATCGCCGGACGGCAGAAGCGCAGTACATGCAGAACCCTCGCAGGTTCAACGCAGAAGGCGCGCTGTGGACAGAGCAGATGATTGCAGCAGCACGCGCCCTGAACATCACCGAGCAGCTATCCAGAACGGTTATCGCTATCGACCCGCAAGCCACCAACAGCGAAGATAGCGATGAAACGGGGATTGTGGCCGCAAGCTCATACGGTGCAGGAGATAAGCGACAGTATTCTGCCGACGGCGACTACAGTGGCAAATACTCCCCTAACGGTTGGGCAACGCGTGCAATGGACGCTTACAAACAACATGACGCCGATGCGATCGTGATTGAAACCAACCAGGGCGGCGACATGGCAGAGGACACGCTCCGCAATGCCGGGTTCAAAGACCGCATTATCCGTGTCCATGCGAGCAAGGGTAAGTTCGCGCGAGCCGAGCCAATATCCGCTCTGTATGCACAGGGTCGCGTAGCCCATCGCGGCAATCTCTATCAACTGGAAAACCAGCAGATGGAGTACGTGCCAACCACCTCCAAAAAATCACCCGACCGCCTCGATGCGCTGGTATGGGCGATGACCGAATTAAGCGGCCAGTCTAAAGGCGCAATCTTCTTCTAAGGAGTTCATCAGTGAGTGAACAACAAGGCGAGGTTTCATTCCTCGTGAACGCCCTTGCTGATTCGATAGGGCGGCAACGAATGCTGTACGCCCACGGACAGAACGGCAACACCAAGCGCACCAAGTTGTGGGATGAGTTCGGGTATCCGAGCGATGTAGGTTTCGACCAGTATTATCGTGCTTATGAGCGCAACGCAGTTGCTCATGCCGCCGTGCATAAGCTTCTGGACTCGTGCTGGGTGGACAACCCGACAATCATCGACGGCGAAGAGAAGGATGAATCTGGCGAGACCACCGAATGGGAGCGCACCGTTCAAAAGCTTCTCAAACGCCACTGGTCGAAGCTGAAAGACGCTGACCGCCGCAACCTCGTGGGTCGCTACTCGGCCCTGTTAATTCAGGTTAAGGATGGCCGCGAATGGAAAGACCCGATCAACGCCGACTACATCAGGTCTCTCGGCACCGAACGCCTGAAGGCAGTGGTTAAGCTTATCCCGGCATGGGAAGCGCAGATTAAACCAGGCAATTTCGACACAGATACAATGTCGGAAACCTACGGGCAGCCTGTGATGTACAACTTCAACGAGCAGCCAGTCGGAGATGACGGAACTTATGGGCCTGTGCGCAGCGTTCAGGTTCACCCGAGCCGCGTCATCATTCTGTGCGAAGGCGCTGAAGATGAGAATATGCTCTCCGGCATCCCGCTGTTGCGCGCCGGGTACAACAAGCTGTTGGACATTGAGAAAACATCCGGTGGTAGTGCTGAAGGTTTCCTGAAGAACGCGAGTCGACAGCTTGGGATTGCGTTCGACAAAGACACAGACATGCAAAACCTTCAAGCGCAGGCAGAGAAGGCAGGTTTTAAAGACCTCGGCGAAGCGTTGAATGACAAGATTTCCAGAATGAACCGCGGTACGGATTCGGCACTTGTCATGCAGGCTGGCGCGCCGTCGGTGCTGTCAGTCGCAGCCGCTGACCCGACACCCACATGGACAGTAGCAGCTAACGAGTTCTCCGCGACGATTCAGTGTCCGTTCACCATTCTCTTTGGTCAGCAGACCGGGCGTCTTGCCTCGGATGAGGACAAGACAGACTGGGCGAAGCGCTGCAATGGTCGCCGCTGGGGTTTCATGTCTGACTTCATCACCCGCGTCATTGAGCGCTTCTGGGAGCTTGGCGTCATCGACCCGCCGAAGTCTGGCGAGGTTACGCTCGCATGGTCTGACCTACTCGCGCCGAGTGAGAAAGAGAAGATCGCAAATATGCAGGCGATGGCAGCCGTTGCCAAAGACACTCAGCAGGCATACGGCACTCCGGCGATTACTGAGAACGAAATCCGTGCTGTAGGTGAGCTTGAGCCAATCAGTGAACCAGAGGAGCCTGCCGGAGCCGCAACGACAGACCCGCTGACAGGTGACCCAATTGAACAACCGACAACGACCGGGCAGCCCGATAATTCCGCGCAATAAAGCCGACCCCACGCAGTCCTATCGACAAGTTAACCGGATGTTCCGGGATATCGAGAATCGCTATTACCAGATAAAACTGGCGCTGAAGCAGTTGCTCGATGCTTATCTGGTCGGCAGGGAGCGTAGTGGCAATTCTCTCTACGGTTACATCCTGGCGAGAGACGGCAGCAGGCCCGACACGCTTTATCAGGTGAATGCTGGCACCTTCATCTACGATATGTCGCCACAGCAACTGTCTGACTTGCTGCTGCGCATAGAAACGATTCTGGACGATTATCTCCTTGAAGGTGGGAGCAACAACCTTTGGGCGCTCCAGTACGTTTCTGATGAGTATCAGCGCGGCACATTGCAGGCATTCACGAATCTGTCAGCGCAATCGGCTGTCTATGAGCAGTCAACGACGCTTCAGCAGTTGCTAAGCAGTCCGGCGTATCAAAACCAGGTGGCAGCGGCTTACATCTCTACCTACAGCGAATGGCGGGGAATAACTGATGCTGCTCGCTCTGACCTGTCGAACATCGTTGCTGATGCGATAGGGCGTGGCGTTAACCCAAGAGAGACGGCGAGCCTGATTAGCAAGCGCCTCGATGTTTCGATGAGCCGAGCAAAGACGATAGCGCAGACGGAGCAGGTAGGAGCGTTAAGGCAGGCTCAGTGGTCAGAAGCTGAATGGTCGAAGGAGCGTCTGGGACTTAACACAGCGCTTCTGTGGATATCAGCCCTGAAGTCGACGACGCGCCCCTGGCACGCTGCGCGACATGGGAAGACTTTCACAACGGAAGAAGTCGAGGCCTTCTACGCTCAGAACGGTAACAGGTACAACTGCTATTGCAGCCAGATCCCCGTATTACTTAATGAAGATGGTGGGATTTTCAACGAAGGACTGGCTGACAAGTTGGCGAAAGAGCGCAATAAATGGAATCAGGTTTAGCGATTATTTTTTACATGGATATGCGGTAGAAAGAGCTTCATATGCCAACCTGGAGGCGTTCTCAGTCCTTTTTTCTGGGTGATTTCTGACATACACAACTACGGTATCGACAATTTGTCCGTTAGTTGCGTTGTCAGGTGAGCAAACTGAAGTGCCCTCAAAAATATCATGAACTCCAATTGCCAGGCCTCTGAGCTTACCAACGTCAGCGTAATCAGTTTCTACTGCTGTGTTAGCCTTGGCGCGCATCAGCGCATCACTCCATTTCGCTAAATCTTCACCTCCGTAATAGTCAGCATGGGCCCCAAAGGATATTAGTGCCGTAATCGCTATTGCGGTGAACCTTATCATTTTGAATCTCCTTTTTAGTTTTCATTGAAGTTATCACTTAGAGGACTCCCCGTGAAGCTATCCAGCATCCACGTGAAATCCCTCGCCATCAACTCTTCAAACATCTCAACTGAAACCATCGACGGTGACGAGCATATCGTCATTCGTGGCGTCGTGCCTGTCGTGGATGACGTTGTCATGAATGGCGGGTTGTATCCGGCTGAGGAGATTAACAAGAGCTTTAAAACGCTCGAAGGCAATCCCATGCCTTTCGGGCATCCGAAGATTGGCAACGAGCACGTCAGCGCCACTAACCCTCGAGCGGTTAACCAGTTTCACGTGGGCGCATGGGCTGAGAATGTCCGCAAAGACGGCGATCGCGTCGTTATGGACATGAAGGTCAACAAGCGCATCGCGCAGTCCAGCGAGAAGGGTAAGCGCCTTATCGAGCGGCTTGATGAGTTGCAGGCCAACTCAAACGCCGAGCCGATTCACGTATCTACCGGACTCCTGCTGCGCCGTGAGCAGAACAGCGGCAAGTCGAAGGGTAAGAGCTACTCATGGGTCGCCCGCAATATGCAGTTCGACCACGTGGCAATCCTTCTCGATGAGCCTGGGGCCGCAACCCCTGAAGAAGGTGTCGGCATCTTCGTTAACCGCGACAACTCGCAGCATGAAGTAGACGTCACCACCGTAAACCTCGAAGAGGCTGAGAAAGAAAGCCTTGAAGAGACCATCACCACCAAAGTCATTAACAGTTTGAAGGCGCTTTTCAGTGCCAATTCTCACGTCAAAGAGGAAGCAGACCCGATGAAAGATCTCATCACGAACGCGCTGAAAGCGGCAGGCAAAGAGGTCGAAGGTAAGACCGATGCCGAGCTGATGGATGCATACAACCAGATGATGGCTGAAAAGACCGCCTCCAAAGCAGAAACGCCGGAAGAAAAGGCCGCTCGCGAGAAGAAAGAGGCCGAAGAAAAGGCAGCCAAAGATAAAGCCACCAACAGCGAAGAAGCACCGGCATGGTTTAAGCCGTTTGCCGACAAGCTGAGCTCTATCGAATCCGGCCTGACCGCTAACGCCGATCAGGAAAAAGCCACCAAGCGCGAAGCAGTCAAAGCCAAGTTCAAGCTCGACGACATGGCAGTTAACGCGCTCGACGGCGCAGCTCTGGATGGCCTGTACGCGCAGTGCGCTACCACACGCAGCCTGTCCGGCGCATTCAACCATTCCACCGATAAACCCTTCTCTGAGATGCCGGAGTAATAAAAATGGCTAAAGACGGTAAACACGTAATTCACGCGGGCGGCGTATTCCCGAACCCGCTTCTGAACCGCGAAGGCGGGGCAGCGGCAGCTACTCAGCCGGGCACCATCGGCGTATTCACCAACGGCAAATTCACTGCATCCACTAACGGCGGCGAAAGCGCTGTGCTGTATGTTGCGAACTATGACTATCTGCGCTGCATGGGCGTCGATGACGTCATTCCGGCTAACGAGCTGGTCGTCGGCATTCAGTTGCTTCCAGGCATGTTCCTGAACGTCCGCGCTGCTGCCGGCACCTATAACAAAGGCCAGGCACTGGCTATCTCTAACGGTCGCGTCACTTCCGGCGGCACTGCATCCGCAGTCCTGTTCGTGGAAGAAGACAAAGCGACAACTGTTGCTGCAGGCGACCTGCTGCGCGTAGTGGTCAAGTAAGGAGACCGATTAATGTTTGTATATTCCAAATCACTTGGCGAGAAGACTGGCAACCTGGAAGTAAACCAGGCTCAGTTCCGCGCGCTGCAGGCCGAACGTAACGCTACCGCCCAGGCGGTTGCTGATTTTCTGGGGCGTGCTCAGGGTATCCGTGAAGACAGCGGTCGCCTTGATGCTGTTAACGCAGTAGACGATATCCGTCGCCTGTATCGCGCTTTTGATACTACCGTGCTGCAGCAGTTCGAGCCGAACACGCAGTTCACGCTGCTGAACGACCTGATGCCGCTTTCCCGCTCTGTACGTATCGAGCAATCCCGTTACGACTACGCCCGTACCGGCGGTCGTGGTTGGGCACACACATCAATGTCCGGCCAGATTGGCGAAGCACTCGATGCTCGCGTCTATACCTTCGACGGCACGATGGTTCCGATCCACGATTCCGGCTTCAAGTTCAACTGGCGTGACCCAATCTTCAACAGCCCGTCGGCCCTTCAGTCTCAGGCTGACGCTCAGCGTGGCTCCGTGGAAGATGTTCAGCGTCAGTACGTTGACTATATGTGGGACGGCTACCGCGACGAGGCTGGTAACTACGCAGTATTCGACGGCCTGACCTGGAAGGGCTTCCGCGCCGATGAGCGTGTCGCTCAGGTGACGCTGAACGTAAACATGGCGACAAGCACCGATCCGAAAGCAATTCGCGCCGAAGCAATCCGTCTGCGCGATGTGTTGAAGCTTGGCAATTATCAGTACGGCCAGCAGACCTGGTACGTTTCCTCTGAAATCGTCTCCAACCTGGAGCAGTATTTCAGCGACAACTTCCAGTCTCGCACCGTGCTACAGGAACTCCTGACCCTGACCGGCATCGCAGCTATCAAAGAAGATGCGAAACTTCAGGGTAACGAAATCCTGATTGTTCCGCTGCAGGCTGGCGTAGTTGCTCCGATTGTAGGTCAGGCCATCGGCACCGTTGCCGACCCGCGTCCGTTCTACAACAGCGACTACATCTGGCGCACCTGGGGCGCAATGGGCCTGATGGTCAAAACCGACATCAACGGTCACTACTCCGTGGTTCACGCCACCGGCGAAGCGACCAGCTAAGGAAGCGATATGGCACTGGTAAAAGTAATTTCATCAAACCTTTTTGCCGGTGCCAATTTCCAGAAGCTGGAGATTGGCTCTGAGGTAGAGGTTGCCGATTCAATCGCCGAACGATGGGTTAATGCCGGGCTGGCCGAGTACCTTGAAGAGCGCCAGCTGGAAGTCGCCACACCCAAGCGCGGACGGAAACCCAAAGATAAGGAGTGACCATGGCTATCGCGCCAATCACAGCAGCGCAGGTTAAACAGCAGCTGTCATCCCTCGGTTACTCCATCCCTGATTTCATCATTGACGCATATCTCTGCAAGCTCAGCAGCATTGAGCAGTGCCTGGAGGCGTCTGGCTACGACGAATGTGACGTCGTGCTGATTCAGGTCTATGCCGTCTCTCTCATGGCCTTAACGGCATACAGTCAGCGCATTAAATCGCAGTCAGCGCCTTCAGGGGCGTCGCGGTCATTCGACTATACCGGCGATGTGCTTTCGATGCGTGACGCTCTTCTGTCACTGGATAAGAGCGGATGTACGGCGTCGCTGCCGATTGACGTGGGTAGTCGTGTTGGCTTCTTTGATGTCGTTGGGGGCTGCTGATGGCAAATTGCATTAATTCATCCTTTTCAGGTGTGGATGTCGAAATCACCTATATCGACTCTACTGGTGAGCATACATATAAAGCCCTCAAAGACCGCAAGACACATCCGAAGGCATTCTTCATGTACCTGGGGTTTGACAGCGATTCACCACCACCTTTCTTACCATTGGATGAAGGTGATTACGTAAGCTCATCAAGTGTCACGCGAGTAAAGGTTAAGCCCATCAAAGTGGGTTTAGAACCAGACCAGCACCTGGAGTATGCGTTATGAGCTCAGTAGCTAACTGGTCATACACCGCAACAGCGACAATCTGGCGAAAGCTTGACGGGCAGGACGACTACGGCGCCCCGCTGGGATATGCAGCGCCTGAGCAAATTCTCTGCGGCTATGAAGGCGGCCTGAGCAAACGCATCGGCGGTATTGGTTCAGAAATCGTTGCGAAAAACACAGTCTGGACTGAGTACGCACTGGCTAAGACTGGCGACTATGTGCTGATTGGCATTTCCGACCTGGCTGACCCGAAAGAAGCCGGAGCTGATGAGGTTCAGCAGGTGCTTCGCTATGAAGACACCTTCGAGCGCATCGCCGACGACTACGCCATCATAACAGGAGTCTGATATGGCCGGTAAAGTTCGCGGCATTGCCCAGGCGAAAGCCAATCTGGACGCGCTGATTAATGACGTGCAGGGGCGCAAGGTCGTCAGGGCCGTGCAGTCAGCACTGTTAATCGGTGGCGCGCAGGCAGCGTTATACACCCCAATCGACACATCAACGCTTCTGAACAGCCAGTTCCGGGAGATTGACGCTAACGGCACAAAGGTAACCGGCAGGGTGGGCTACTCGGCCAACTATGCGGTTTACGTTCACGATCCGAATGTTCCGCAAACCTTCCGCCGCGCCACTGCCCGCAAAGAGTTCCTTACCAAAGGCTTTGAGGACACCCGAGAGCAAATCGACCGGGTTATGAAGCAGGAGCTGTCACTATGAATCCGCCAATGCATACGCGCGTGCGCAACTACTTCATGAATGCTGGCCTGACGGATGGCTTTAAGGTTCAGCTGCTGATGTGGACCGACTCAGGAACTGAATCTGACCGTTTCATGGTGTTTCGTCCAAATGGCGGCAGCAATATCCGCAATGGCCTCGGCAATGAGCAGTACATCCTGGTCGACGTTATCGGCGCAAAAGGTGGCAATGCTTTTGTCGATGAGCGCGTGCAGCAGATAGTCGATTACGTCCAGCAAAACCCCATGATCGATGATTGCGTCGGTTATCTCCAGAATATGGGCTCTATGCCCGCACCAGTTCTTACAACCGAGGGACGCCTTGTCTATCGGCTTCAATTCGTCGCCACCTACGGCGAGTAATTAAACGTCAAAGAGGAAGTAACATGGCTAATTGCCCAACCAGCAACGAACGCTTGTTCGGTGGCGCTATTGTGCTTGAAGTTGCCGACGGCTGTCCGGATACGGAGCCACTTGAATCGGAATGGAAAGCTCTGGCCGCCGGTACGTCTAAAGGGTTCGACTTCAGCCCCAACACAGTGACAAGTGATGCAGATGACGGTGGTGGTTACGTTGAAACAATCGTAACAAACTCGGATTTTACCATCAGCTTTGAAGGTGAGGTGCGCAAAAACGACAAGCTCGACCAGTACGGAATTGGTCGCTTGGTTAAGTATTACAACACGGAATTAAAAGCCAGACGTCAGCCTGGCATTTGGGTGCGAATGGAGTATGGCCCGGTCATATTCAAAGGATATATGAATATCACCGCGCTGAACTCAGATGGTGGCACCAATGACATCGTAACTATCTCCACTGAATTCAAGGTGGGAGATTCAAGAACCATTCAGGTTCTCGATAACGATGAACCCTCCAGCTAAAACACTGCGGGGCGAAAGCCCCATTTCTGAGACAGAGATATGCAGGTTCTGATAAACGGAATTCCTTACGAGCCAGCGTCGGCGCGCTCATCTGGCATTGGTATTGCCATCACCACCCACAACCGCCCCGACGTACTGGCGCGCGCTCTTGAGCAGCACCAGAAACATCTGCCGCCCGGCGCAGTGGTTGTGATTGTCGATGATGGCTCGGTGCCGGCCGCCGCAGCACCAGAATACGCAAGGCTTATCCGTCACGAACAATCTCAGGGCATCGTGGCATCCAAAAACGCCAGCATTGAAGCCCTGATTGATGCCGGTTGTGAGCATCTGTTTCTGTGGGACGATGACGCATGGCCGATTGCAGATGGCTGGCATATTCCGTATATCGAGTCTCCTGAGCCTCATCTGGCATATCAGTTTCTCGACCTGGCTGGCCCACGCAAGCTGAATGACCTTTCAGTCCTGTACCGCGATGAAAAACACATCGCCTACACCGGCCAGCGCGGCGTGATGCTCTATTACCACCGCAGTGCGATTGAAAGGGTCGGCGGGTTCGACCCGGTTTACGGGCGCGGAATGTACGAGCATTCAGACCTCGCACTGCGAATTCATAATGCTGGGATTACCTCATGGGCATATGCCGACGTTATTGGCTCTGAGAAGCTGATTTACTCACTGGATGAGCATGAGTCGGTAGAGCGCTCAGTACCCAAGCCAGAGCGCGAGCGTCAGGTCAGCAACAACGTAAAAATTCACAACGAGCGCCGGGATACTGGCTATACCGGATGGGCACCATACAGAAAGCAGCGTAATGCTGTCATCACAACCTTGCTGACCAGTCATCCTGACCCGCAGCGAGGAACCAGGATGAAGCCAGAGCAGTCACTTATCGCCAGATGGTCAGAGTCGATTAAAGGTGCCGACGCAGTCATTCTCGCTGACGAGTTCGAATATTCCCCACCAGGTCAGATAACGTTACGCGTACCTGTTGTCAATATGAACGTTTATTTCCGGCGCTGGCTGCATATCTGGCAGCACCTGCGAGAGCATCCGGAATATCGTTTCGTCTGGTGTACCGATGGAACCGATGTCGAAATGCTTCGCGCGCCATGGGAAGAAATGCAGCCCGGCGTGATTTATGTCGGTTCTGAGCCAAAGACATATTCCGATGAATGGGCCATCAAAAACCATCCCGAGCGCGTGTATCAGTCATTCCTGAAGCTGTATGCCAGTGACACTATGTTGAACGCCGGATTGCTTGGAGGGTTACGCCAAGATGTCATGGAGTTTGCTCACCGCATCGTGCGGCTTTACTACCGCATTGAGTCCGACCGCTTCTGGAAGAAAGAAGGTGCAGCGAGGGCGGTGGGAGACATGATCGCATTCGGTATCGTGTCGAAATCATTCGGTGACCGAGTGATTACCGGACCGAAAGTCCACACGGTGTTTAAGACCGACGGCATCGGCAAGGAAACAGCATGGTGGCAGCACAAGTGACATTCGCGGTGGTAGGTCATCACCGACGCGCCGAGCAGGCTCACAGGCTTGCTGAGAGCCTTAATGCGCAGCTTTTTATCGATGACGCCGACCACGGTGCAAACTGGAATCACCTGAGAGCAATCAAGTGGGCTGCCGGCCAGTCAGCGCGAGTGGTCGTGTTGGAAGATGATGCCCATCCCGTGGATGGCTTTGTAGGTCTTGTGGCTGAATGGTGCGCCAGATTCCCTGATGAGCTAATCAGTTTTTACCTCGGCACCGGTCGCCCGCCGCAGTATCAGCAGCAGATTGCTGAAAGCCTTATCGCCGCGGATAAATGCCGGGGAGATTACATCACCCTGCACCGACTGATTCACGGTGTCTGCTATGCGCTGCCAGCCAATGGAATTAACCGCATCTTGCTGAACTGGAGCCAGCGAAAGCCGGCAGATTATGCCCTCGGAGACGCATGGGGAAGAGATGTTATTTACCCTTGCTACTCACTCGTAGACCATGCCGACGAGATGCCAGTGGAAAAGGCTTTTGATGGCCTGCCGAGAACAGAGAGAAGAAAAGCGTGGAGGCTTTACCGGTGAATACCCCGCTTAAAGAGATTGGCGAGTGCCTCATCAGCGTTGACGGTGAGGATTATTTCTTCCGGCCGTCATTTGTGAACATGTCACGTATTGGTGAGCCAGATGAAATCGTGCAGGTGTTTTACGACCTGCACAACGATGAAGTAACCAGCCTGGTGAGTCGAGCTAATGAGGCTTACGGATACGTTCCGCAATGGCTTATCAGCCATATTAAAAGCACCAGTTACGGCCGCAAGGCGTTTCTCGCTTCAGTGGTTGTTCTGAATGCCTGTTGTGACAAAGACGCTGGCCCGTTGACCGGCGTATTCCATCCATCGAAAGGCAACGGTCGCACATTCAAGATTCGCAAAGGCGCGCTGCCTGAATCTGACATGCTGCTGATTGCGCAGTCACTGATAACCCATGGTGTTATCGGTAAGGCTAAAGTGCGTAAGCTCCAGCGGCATGAAAGCGGAGAGACCAGCACCGAGTTCCGCGCCGTTGATTACATCGTGGCCGCGCAGGCGCATTTCGGCATGACCGAGCAGGAAGCAGGGAATCTGACGATGACCAAATTTCAGATGCTGCTGGCAACGAAATACCCTGAGCAGAAAGGCTTTACTCGCCAAGAGTACGACCAGGTGGCCGAAGATTACTTAGCCAAGAAAGCTAAGCGCCTGGCGAATTCAAAGTTGAATGCGCAATCTTCCGCAAGTTTACCTATGTCTGGTTGATATGTGATCTGCGCCTGTTAGGATAAATCATCCTTAACAGCAAATGAGTGCATATGAAAATACTTTTTCCGTTGGCATTATTTCTCGCCTCTCAATCCGTATATGCAGCAAGCGATGGAGATATTGTTAAGTATGTAGAAAGTGAGGCGAAAGAGTCTTTCTTCCCAAAGAATGTAAAAGTTAATTCTCTTGCGGATGTAAAGTTTTATCCCAGCCAAGAAGACTCATCTTACGCGAGAATTGGTAATGCATGTGGGAAGGTTTCCGTACAAAATGAAGGCAAATCAGCACTTCTGGTGTTTATTGCTCCTGTTGTCGAGAAGGCTAACCGCATACAGATTGAAACCCCGACCTTATACGATTTGGACTCTCAGGGAGAAATTGCCCGAGGGGATTTAAAAATCAGATGTAATTAAATAGAACCCGCCAAGTGCGGGTTTTTGCTTTCTGGAGATCACCGATGGCCGGAGATAAGCAGTTAGGTAACATCGTCTATCAAGTAGAAATGGATGTTGCTCAACTTATCGCAGCGCAGCAAAAGGTTAACCAGCGCCTTGACCAAATGGATGGTAGCTTTAATAAATCATCACAATCCGCCGGTCGTTTCGAGGGGGCATTAAATAAGGTTGGTCTTGCTATTGCTGGAGCTTTCACGATTGAAACGGCCAGGCGGTTAATCGAAATTGGCGACCAGATGAATACCCTGCAAGCCAGGGTTGCGCGCCTGAGTCCAAGCGTTGATGCTGCCAAAGAGTCAATGAAGGCATTGTCAGCAATTGCATCTCAAACCGGCAATAGCCTTTCAGATACTGAGCGCCTCTGGGAAACCCTTACCTCAGCTCTGAAAGAAACAGGCGCAACAAATTCTCAGATTCTTTCCCTTACCGATACGCTGCAAAAAATAGGCACTATCGGCGGGTCGTCGGCTGAAGAAATGTCTAACGCCCTTAGACAGTTCGGGCAGTCAATCGCAGGCGGAGTTGTTCGCGCTGAAGAGTTCAACTCTATCCTGGAGCAAATGCCTGAGTTGGCAAGGCAGATAGCTGCTGGTTTAGGTATTTCGATTGGTCAGTTAAGACAACGGATGCTTGAAGGCAAGCTAACTGCTCAGGACGCGCTAAACGCTATCCAGAAACAGTCGGAGAGTGTTAACGCTGAATTCGACAAAATGCCAGTTAGCATCGACAGAGCTAAAAACAGTCTCGATGTTGCCTTTAAAAACGCAATAAGCGATCTGAACCAGGCAATAGGTCTGACATCCACACTTGCCGGATTAATGCAAAGCGTTGCTGATAACCTTAATTATTACAATAACAACGCAGGCGATGCCGGAAGGATGCCAAAACTTATTAAGTTGCAGCAAGAGCTTAATAAGGAAGTTCAGGAAGGGCAGCGCTGGTATGAAAGCGATGCTGTTTTTCAGCAAAGAAGAGGACAGGCTGCCTTTGAGCTTAAGCGCACAGAGCAGGAAATAGCCAGCATTCGTGCCAAGGCTGCAAATGAAGCCAAAAACAACCAAGGTTTCAAAAGCCCTTCAACCAACGGTGATGATGCCGCTACCCAAAAGCTTGTCAAAAATTCGGAACGCAGATTAGCACTAGCCAAACTTGAAGGTGAGGCTCGCGCACGGTTGCAGGCTCAATATGATGCGGCAGATGCCGGGATTACTGACCAGAAACGCGTGAAGGCACTACAGGACGAGTATGCCGAGACATACCGGGTAACTGAAGCAAGAAAGGAAAGCAACAAGGAAGGCAAGCAGTCTGCCAGCCAGGCGGAGTCGATAGCGCAGAAACTGGAGGCGCTGAAACAACAATCAGAACTTGCTGCTGATTCAACAGGAGAATTAAGCAGAGAGCAGGCGATGCTAAATGCTGAGCTTTCTCTTGGAAAAGGTGCTACCCAGGCTCAAATCCAACAGGCAAGGCAGTATGCTGCGACAAAATGGGATACAGCCAATGCTATTAAGGCACAGGCTGCCGCTGAGAAGCTACTCCCGGAAGCGCGAGAGAACGCCAGCTATAAGCAAGACGTGCAAGACCTTAATACTGCATTGTCTGCGAAAAAAATAAGTCAGGAACAATATAATCAAACTTCAGAGAGGCTTGAGGCTGAGCACCAAGCTAACCTCGCCAAAATACGCGCTCAGCAAGCAGTTACGCCGCAACAGGAAGCTGCAGGCAGTGTTGATCCAGTTCAGCAGTTAGTAAATGAAAACACCAGAAAACTTGCTCTCATTCAGCAATTCGAGCAGCAAGGGGTTATCTCACATCAGAACGCACTTGCTTTACAGGCAGCCGCTGATCGTAAGTATGAGCAGGAACGCATTGCTGCTCAGTGGGAAATATGGCGAAACCAGAACGCAGGAAACGAAGCACTTGCTGCCTCATTCGATGCACTTGCTGGTAACGCTTCAAACGCACTAACAGGAATAATCACAGGAAGCATGAGTGCTGAAGGCGCTGCCAGGTCGCTGGCAAGCACGGTGCTCAATAGCCTGGTTAACTCATTCGTCCAGATGGGTGTTGAATGGGCTAAGAACGCCATCATTGGAGCCACTACTCAGCAGGCAGCCATAGCAGCAACTACAGCCACTCAGGTTAGCGCCCTTGCCACCACAACGGCGGCAAGCACCGCATCAGCAGCAGCCACCACAGCGGCATGGACACCTGCAGCTATCGTCGCATCTATCGGTTCATTCGGTGGTGCAGCTGCAGTAGGGCTTGGCGCTGTCGTAGCAGCACTCGCTCTTTCTGGTAAGCGCAAAAACGGCGGACCGGTATCAGCGGGTGGGATGTATCAGGTAGGCGAGGGCGGGATGCCAGAAATTTACCAGGCCAGTACCGGGAAGCAGTACATGATACCGGGCGACAATGGCAGGGTGATCAGCAACAAAGAAATGACAGCGGGCGCAGGTGGCGGGGTGGTAATCAACATCCAGAACTACACATCGTCCTCTGTAGATGCTCAGACCGGAACTGATGGCAATGGTGGTGTGACCGTGGATGTAATCGTCGCCGACCTTAACAACGGTGGCCCAATCAGCAACGCCATAACCAGCAACATGAACGTTAAACGCACGCCAAGAGGACAGGGCTGATGGCTATTATCGACTATCCTGACTGGCTGCCGCTGGCGCAGAAGGCCAGCAAAAATATGACCTTCGACACCGGGTTTCAGACTGACCAGCCAGCGGTCGGCCCGGCTATTTTCCAGAACCTTACTGACGACCTCAAAACCACATGGTCACTGACTTGGATCTTCACACTTGATGAAGAACGCGCTTTCCAGCAATGGTTACGAAGCCCGAACTATCTTAACCGCGGTGTTAACTGGTTTCGGATGCCAATCAATATTGGCGGCAGCGGCCTCCAAGTTCAGGAGCTTCATTTCACACAGATGCCTGTGCAAACGAGCATCGACGGCGGCGTAGTGACCTGGACGGGAACCGTTATCGCCAACCACCTCTATAACCCAGACGATGAGTTTGACGACGTCATTGTTGAGCTGCCGCCGCCGTGGAATAGCTGGCTGGATATTGTTGTGACCGGTTATCCGGATAATCGTGATCCGGAATCTCTACCGAGGGTGCCGTAATGCCGTCCTTTCGTGAATACAAACAACAGCGACCGACGCGCGGACTGTTCGATACCATCACTTTCTATCACCCGTCATTCGGATACATTCGCCTGGTAGATAAGCAGTTCTTCGACAAAACGCTTGGCGGCCAGGTGTACAAGCCCGCGCGTTTCGAAATTGAAGAAAGCCAGCAGAGCGGGACGCCGGTGATCGACGCGACGGTTAAGCTTGGCCGCCTTTCATCTGACATCAAAGCGCTGATGAAGAAGTGGAGAGGGATATCCCGATTGACGGCAATCACAGCGACGCGGCAGATATTCGATAGTGGAGACGTGTCTGCACCGATTAAATCTTGGCAACTGTACGTCAAGACTGTAGACATCGACGCAGATGCTGCATCAGTGACTCTCTCAGTAACTAACCCCCTAAACAACAACATAGGGCGACTTTATGATCCGCAGGAATACACGGGACTTCAGTACCTCTGAGTTCGTCAGGCGCGTTATTGGTGTGCCGTGGGCGAACCGCGCCTGCTCGTTCGAGCGGGTAGACTGTTGGGGACTGGTCATTCTTTATTACCGCCACGTGCTCGGCATTGAGCTACACCAGACACCGGACTACGAAGCTGGCGAGGACTTCTTCACCTGTTATCAGGGAGACGTCGTATTCTGGCGTCAGATCGATAATCCAGTAGAGGGCGGGATATTCGTGGGGTATCGCGGCACACAACCGGCGCATGTTGGACTGGTGCTCAACAGGCAGGCGTTGCACTCTCGCGGCGAAAACGGAAGCGTGCGCATGGACTCGTTACTTGTCATTCAGCGGGCATTCACCAAAGTGGAGTATTTTTGTTATGGCGCTGGTTGAGATATCGAATTTTCCAGGAACGCCTAAGCTGCGTTACAGGGTGCCAAACGGCACCCTTTTTTATGACTGGCTGGCGGCCAATGACGCTACCTTTCACCGTGACCTGCTGATCATCCGCAACGGCGTGAAGCTGAGTGACGACGATGAGCTGGCGTTTGAGCTGAGTGAGCTGGACAAAATCCAGATTTTCGACCAGCCCAAAGGCATTGTGGAAGATATACTCAGCCCTATCTTTAAAGTGGTTGGGCAGGTATTTTCGTTTCTTGCGCCTAAACCGGCTATCGCCAACAACGGTGGCAACACCATTGACTCGCCCAATAACAGCCTGACCGGGCAAACTAACACTGCGCGAGTGTATAAAGCCAAGCCTGATATTTACGGCCAGGTTCGATCATTCCCCGACCTCATCCAGGAATCGCTATTTGAGTACATCAGCGCTAACGCGAAAGACGGTGGTAAGAAATACGTTACCGAGTGGATGTGTGTTGGCATAGGGAAATACGATTACGAGTCAGTACGGTATTCAGAATCAAGTCTCGGTAGCATGGCCGGCGCGGAGTATCAGTTTTTCCAGCCAGGAGAGGTGATTCCCACTATCCAGGAGGGCTACAGCTTTGATGATGTCGATGGGCAGGAAGTGCCTGGCGCTAACCAGGGAGAGGGCTATCCGGTAGAAACCGCGACGGCCAATAAGGTAGTAAGTGGCACATATTCCGGCGGGCAGATAGCAGTCAAAATCGTAAAACAGGCGGAATTTGACTACTTCATGGGGCTGGTGCTGCCACATGACGTAACATTCACCATTAACGTAACCTATAGCACGACATCTGGCACAACGACGACAGATGCCACGTTTTCTGGCACGTTAATCTCTGCCGTTCAGACCAATGACGGGGCCGTTACAAATCCCGTGCAGTGGTATACGTTTACGATGAACAACCTCGCGGGACCTCCTGATATTCCGGCCAATGCGACCATTAACACCACCAAGTTTGTGCTGAATGATAATGAAGCGCTGGTCGTCGGTCCGTTCTTTTCTCCGGTGGATTCCGAGCAGTTATGGATACACACGCAAAGCAGCCTCGGGCCAAAGAAGCAGACAAACTGGAAGGTTACGCTGTGGAAAATCGATGATGACTTCAACCAGATTCCCGGCACGCAGCAGACGCTGATATTCAAACAAACCACGTGGCACTCTCAGGACAGTGAAGTATTTTACCGGACTGACAAAATCACACCTGTGGGCGGTTACGGGAAATATGCCATTAACTTTCAGCGCACAGATAACTCCGGCGACGCCTCAATTCTCAAGCTTGAAGAGATTCACGCCGTCAACATCCGTAAGAATGTCGTTCATCCTACTGACACTCTGGTAAGGGTGCGCGTTCGTGCCACTGAAAACGCACTCGGGAGTCGCGACCGAAAATATAACGTGTTGGTTAATCGCCATACCATCAGCTACAACCTGAACACACAAAAGGTGGATTACACGCTGCGGCCGTCGCGCTCCTTCGCTGATGCCGTGGCGCACACCTGGCTGGTTATGGGGGAGCAACCGGAAAGCAGTATTGACCTGTACGGCCTGTACTCTATTGCAGAAAGCTTGCCTGACGAGCGTCTTGGCTATTTCGACTACACGTTTGACGACGAGAACGACTCGCTCGGCGACCGCGTGCAGGCCATCTGTAATGCGGCATCGGTGGTTGCTTATTGGGATGACGGCGTGCTGACGTTCACCAGGGACCAGAAAGTCGATTACCCGGCTGCAGTATTCAACCGCGCGAACATGAAGACGGACGAGTATAAAATGACGTATGAGGCAACTCTGCCAGGTGGCTATGACGGCGTGCAGGTGTCCTATGTTCACCCCACAACGAACAACAAGACGTACATCAACTACCGAGTGCTGAACGGCGCTATCGTTGAGCAGGAAGCGGAGAACCCGAACAAACTGGAGATTGTCGGATTCCGCAACGAGTATCAGGCGCGTGAGAGGGCAATTAGGGAAGTTAAGCGCCTGATTTATTCCCGCGTGAAGATGAATGCCAAAGTTTTCGAAGACGGCATTATACAGGTGGGTAGTGTCATTCAGATTCCGGATATCTACGACAGTAATCAGCAGCAGGGGTATATCACCGGTCGCGCCGGAAACAACTTCGATACCAGCGAGCCAATCACATTCTCTGGTTCGATGTATGTGCTTGTCACAGACAGCCTGGGAAATCCGACCCTACGCTATCCAGCATCACCACGAACAGACACCAAATACGGATTTACCGCGGCAATACCCAACATTCAGCTCAATATCTGGAATGGAGACACGGTGCAGCTACCTTCGCGTTATCTCATTGCGACAGTAGAAGAACTGGACAGCCAGTTATGGACGGTCAACAGCATCAAACCAAATACCGATAACACCGTCTCACTGACTGTCTCAGAGTACAGCGACTCTATTTACCAATAAAACCCCCTTCAACCATCACAACCCGGCCACTGCGCCGGGTTTTTTATGGAAAAAATATGGCTACGCAACCTACTCAAAATGCAGTTCCAAGCGAATCGCCGCGCGACCTGAAATTTAATGCCGGTAAAATTGACGAGTTTGTTACCTCGCTTGAAAGGAAGTACATCGATCGTTTCGGTGGTGAGCATTACACGATAGAAGGGCTTCGCTGGCTTATTCAGCAGGCCATTTCATCTATGGGGTGGGTACTTATCGACTCATTCCAGGATGGGGCTGATATTACGCTCCCTAACCAGGCGCTACGCGATGAAGTAAGTGGAGAATATTATCGCTGGGATGGAGCACTGCCGAAGCATGTTGATGCTGGCTCTACGCCTGCATCGTCAGGTGGAATCGGGGTTGGTGCGTGGGTTGGGGTAGGGGATGCTTCTCTTCGGGCTTATCTGGCTACTGTAGCTGGCGCTGCATCAATTGGCCTGAAGCCAGGTGGAAATCTTCAGCAGGCGATCACGTGGGTGACCCCTGAGCAGTTTGGAGCCATTGGTGATGGTACCCCACATCCTTTGTCTGAGCGTTATGCGACTCTTGCCGCAGCGCAGGCCGTGTATCCTTTTGTGACATCGCTGACCCAGACCATAGACTGGGCAGCGTGTCAGGCGGCGGAGAACTATGCTCGCGGTAAGTGTCCGGTGCGCTGTCCTTTCTACGCCAAGTACCATCTTGGCAATGACTACCTGAAACTTGGGGAAAAGAGCAAGTGGTACGGAAACGATATGCCAAGCCTCGACCGCAACTGTACCACCTTCATTCGTGAAGGGAATAGCGGCACCTTTGGGCAAAACTGTATTGTCCGTGTTATGACTGCGACAGAGGCTGGAAGCACAGATGAATTTGTACGCGGCATTGTGTTCAAGGGCTTCCGTCTAACGCGCAACAGGCCGCGCCGCTTTAACAGTAAATATGAGGGAAGCATTGGTTTCCACGCAGACCACGCAATCGGTATGCAGGTTAACGTTAGTGTTAGCGGTTGCGAGTACGGCTTTCTTGGTTATGTGTGCTGGAATCTCTCCGGCAACATTCGTATTGACTCTTGCCATAAAAGCCTTTGGTTAGACCCAGCTACGGCCACCCCTGAATACACCCCAGTAACAGGCGCTGTAATGACTGCCGTTAACCTGAGGGTAGAGGTTGATGCTTGCGTGTTTGGTCCTGTTATACGTCGAGCAAAATATGGGAAGCTATCTGGCTGGACTGAAGGCATGATCGCCAATCCAACTACCTACCCAATTTATGATTCAGCAAACGAAACTGCGATTGCGTTAACTACTTACAACTGTGACAGCTTTGATGTCACTGAGTTTGGCATTGAAGCATGGCAGGGCGTGCACGTATACAATTATGGTGGAAGTGTAACTATTAACGAAAGCTGGACGCCAGATCAGGTTTTACTTAATACCACAGGTAAGCATGGGCCTTATCATGCAATGTCTGTTCTTATGGGTAACACTGAGCTATTCACGTTGCCAGCCACAGCTAACAGCATGTTCTATAACCTCAACGTTGGCTCGCTTACAGTACGCAACCTTTCCGGTGATTTTAGCAATACGACAACCTATGGGAGTATATACTTCCTCACCACAGATCAAACATCACGTATTGTATTTGAAAACTGCGCTGTTTATTTCGGTAGCAATCAGGCTAGGTTTGCACCTGCATGGCTTGGAAACGTAGAGACCGTAGGCGGAAGATATATAGTTGACGCCATAACCCCAAATGGATATACAAAGGTTGGCCCTAACTATTTTGTTAGAACATCATGGGGATTAAAGGCGATAAACGGAGGAGATGGAAGGGTATCTATCACCGTTGGCACAGACACACCAAACAATCTTAAGTTGCACGATGTGTCAGCATACGTTATCGCAAGCGCAACATCGCAACCTCTCCCAATAGCTGTGGTGTCGACATCAGATACTGCAATTTCCTTCCAGACAGCAGTAACTACAACAGCATTCAGCATCAACTGGAAAGCTTACGTGAGTTGGTCTGCTTGA